GAAAATATTTCTTTTTTGATCTTGAATTTCGGATTCGTATTCAAAGTTTGTGACTGGAAATATTATTTCAGTTGAGGGAACCATTTTATATTGTGCTAAGTTGTCATCATAATATTCATAGTATAAAGATGCACCAGCGACATTTCTAGACAAAACTTTTCCAGACTGTGATGGTTGTGTTGTTGGTATTGTTTTTAATTTATAATTAAATTGAACTGTTCCTATAGATTCTATTGTAAATGCACTAGTGACTATAAAATTGCCATTGAATGCTGATTCTGAAACATTACTAATAGTAACTTGGGAACCAACTACCAACCCTTTAATGGGGTTAACTAATGTTATTGATGCAACATCTTTATTATAAGATACTTGACTGATATTTGATGTGATTATTCTGACAAAGTTTCCATTTTCTCTCCAGTTAGCATTTAAACGTGTTCCTTTTGGAATTAGGACAGAACCTAAAGAATCTTTAACTTCATTGCACTCATAATGATGAGTTTCATTTAACTTATCATACGAACCATATTTTTCCAACATTACATTATCAAAAGACTGTTGGGGTAAAGGCCACTCCGAATGGACGTTAGTGATGTTATTCGCCAATAAAATAATCCAGTCTAATGTAGAATCATTATAAAATTTATATGCAACATTATCGGGTCTCTCATCTCCAATGATCGTGTACTTTGTAAAAAAGCCTAAATTGTCGAAAATATCTTCTCTAATTTTTACTCTTTTAAAAAGATTTTTTACTTCCAAATAGTTTGATATTTCATTATTATTTGCATTTCTATTAATGTATTGGAAGTTGGGAACTTGTCTGAAATAGGGTTTTGCCATTTTTAATATCCCATTGTTGGGTCATCTACCTCACCTATTTCATCACTGTAAATCGGGTCTAGTTCACTGAACTGTAAACTAAGTCCATAAGAAGTCATTGATCCACTACCTTTATAATTTGAATTAATTTTATCCTTACTTCCATAAGTCATATAACTTCCATCTGGAGTATAATCTACATTTAATGCAGTTAACGCACAAGGTTTTATTTTATTCATAAATGGATGTTCTGTTCCTCCACTTTTACCTCCATAATAAATATATTCTATTTTAAAAACTGAAGGAACCTGTAAAAATAATTCTCCCGGAGTATGACCAACTGCCATTAATTTCTTTAATACTTTAATAATAGTTCTGATCTCTACTGCTTCATCCCTACTTCTTGGAGTAAATTTGAAGTTATAGCTAAAAGTTCTAAGTTTAGGTCCAGTAAATAGAAGTTCTAAGTTTGGATTGATAACTATTCCAGACCTTCCCAAAAAGTTAGCCCCAACTGCTTGTCCGGCAAACATTGCAGTTATTGCTGATTTCAATCCCGGTTGTGTTATAAGAGTTTTAGCCTGGTCAAATAAACCCGTTAAATTATCAAAAGCACCATGTAAAGTAAAACTATTAGGATCTTTGATTATATCTCCTGCTTTTTGACCGAATGCAATTTGAATAGGATTTAAACTATCTTCTCCCCATCCAACAGAATTTGATTCTGTGATTCCAGGAACCATTGGAAGAAAAATTGTGCTTCCTGTAGGGGTTTTAATTCTTTCTTTTGTTCTTTTAACGGAGAAATTGTTGTTTGTGACAGCAGACATGTCTTCAAAATTCAAACCTGGTTCATATTTCATCGGTGTTATTTTTATGAAATCATAGTTTTGACCGGTATGGTTTAAAGGATATTTAAGTATTAGTTTCTTTGCGAAGGCGGATCTATTATTATTTTCAAAAACTGATAATGTCACATCTGATACTGCTGGTGCTGCTGGTGGTGCTGGTGGTGGTGCTGGATCTAATGGAAGTGCTGCAGCTTGAAAGGCTCCTCCTGGTCCCACGTTATGACTAATATTGAATGCTTGATTGACTTGATCTTGTGTTAGAGAAGTTGATCTCGTTAAAATTTTGATTGCGTTTTGTTTTGCTGCATAATTTAATGAGTTTACATCTTTTACTGCCAACTCCTGTCTTGCCGATTGACCCAGAACATAATTTGTGGAATTTGGATTTACAACATTTCCAATTGAACCATTTGGACTACCTGGACTTGGTGGATTAATAACCCTTGCTTCATTTTCTGTTAATGCCTTCCAAGTTCCATCTGCTTGTAATTTAGCAGATTCGACATATTGAATAGTATTAAATGGTCCTGGTTTTTTATATACTAAAGTTGTTTTTAGTGTAGATGGATTTATTGTTCCTGCTCCAGCTGGTTCTCCATATTCTATATAATAGTTAAAATATAATCGGGCACCATTTACAACATAGTTAAAACTTGTTTGTGCTACAGTTGCATTTACAATTCTGTTCGCCATCAGAAATCCTCCTCACACACAAGAGGATTATTCATCTCAATTTTTTGTAGAGTATGAGACATTATAGACTTTCTAGTTATTTAGTCATAGTTTCTAAGAAAGTTTTCATAACGAACAGAACGTAGATAATCAATCTCATTATCTTTAATAGTATGAAGTTTTCCAGAAACTTCTAACCAAGTATAGTTTCTTATTTCTCCCCAATGAAAGTTTAGACCTCTAAAACCCCATCTCTGAATATCTGTACAAGCAATTAAAGGAAACTGATCGTATTTGATTCCTTTTGTTTTTGGTAAGTAGATGAAAGTATAATATTTTCCGACATCTGGTATAAACTCAGTTTCACGAAACACGTCCATAATCTCCAACATAATGGATTCTGAGTCTATAAGACCTTCAATTCTTCTTTTGAGTTGTGATACTCTTGGTGGTGAAGTTTTAATATTTTTACCAAAACCTTCTGCCATTACTTGATACCTAATTCAGATTCCGTTATCACTCTAAAACCTATCATACGGTCGTCACACCATTCTTGAATTGATTTCCATTTTGCTTGATTGACCATATAAGTTTTCATTTCATTTAGGTATGTTTGTTTTCTTTTATTTCCTTTTACAGGAGGTATAGTTTGTCTTTTTGGTTTTATTTCTATGATATATTTTCTTACTTTATTATCATTTTCCAATACTTCAATAATAAAATCTGGAAAATATCTACAAACTTTATTTTTTACTGGATTGAAATATGGAACAAAAAATTCCTCCGAACCATATCTTAATACACTTGGTGTTCTATCACACCATCTCATAAATTTCAATTCCCAAGAGCTTCTGTATACTATATTTCGCGGATTTCCAATATATTTTTCTGGATTTTGTGGATGAAAAAATCCTTGATGATACTTTGAATCACGCGGCATTTTTTTCCTCCAATATCTTTACTACATAATATATACGGTCAAAAAGTATTTATAGATGACAGGACCATCTCCAAATAAACTTTCAGTAAGTAAGATTAAGAGTAATATTTTAAACATTGCTCAAACCTCAGTATATCAAGTAAAACTTCAACCACCAAAAGCCGTTAAAACTTTTTTGGAGTTCAGAGATATTAAATATGATTTGGATGGTGAAAACCTAGAACTTCTTTGTTCCGATACTAATCTTCCTGGTTCATCTCTTGCAACTCATGACGTTACAAATGATTATCCTGGAGTAACCGAAAAGTTTGCTTATAGGAGAATATACGATGAAACTATTGATTTTACATTTTATGTTGATAAAGATTATAAAGTTGTTGAATTCTTAGATGGATGGATGAATTATACAACAGGTCAGGGAACAACATATACCAATAATGAATATACTGATCGAACCCGTCATTATAGGATGAATTATCCCGAAGATTATAAATCAGATGATCTTTATATTACAAAGTTTGAAAAGGATACAAGTAATTCAATGACTTATCAGTTCATTGGCGCATTTCCTGTTAATATTGTTTCGATGCCAGTATCCTATGAAGCAAGTAATATCTTGAAATGCACTGCTTCATTCTCTTATATTAGATACATTAGGACGAGAAATGTAGATTATACTCCAGATGGAAGTTATATGACTTATGGAAGTTTAGATGAATTACAAAAAAGTTTTGACCAAGATCCTAGAACAAAAGAATTTAATCTAAGGGGATTTGGGACAAAATGGGGAACCACTAATGATAATATAATAATAGATGGAGGAAATGCCTAATAAATAATCACACTGAAACTTCTATAGGACATTATGCCTTTACCAACTATTGCGACTCCAACTTATGAACTTGAGTTGCCTTCATCAGGACAAACAATTAAGTATAGACCTTTTCTAGTAAAAGAAGAGAAACTATTAGTTCTTGCATTAGAAACTGAGAGCACAAAAGAAATATCAAGTGCTATTAAAGCAGTATTAAAAAACTGTATTCAAACTAGAGGTATTAAGGTAGAAACACTTCCCACTTTTGATATTGAATATTTGTTTTTAAATATTCGTGGTAAGTCGGTCGGAGAAGAAATTGAGGTTAATCTTATTGCACCTGATGATGGAGAAACTTCTGTTCCTATAAAAATTAATATTGATGATATTAAAGTGCAAAAGAAAGAGGGGCACGATAAACATATTAAGATTGACGATACCTTAATGATGGAGATGAAATATCCCTCATTAGAGCAGTTCATTAAGAGCAACTTTGATTTTTCTGGTGAATCTGGTATGGACCAATCTTTTGAATTGATTGCAACTTGTATTGATAAAATTTATAATGAAGAAGAGGTATGGACAACTGCTGACTGTAGCAAGAAAGAGATTTCTGATTTTCTTGAGCAGTTTAATAGTATTCAATTCAAAAAAATCGAACAGTTTTTTGAAACTATGCCTAAATTATCGCACGAAATTACCTTCAAAAATCCAAAAACCGGTAATGAAAATACTGTTGTAATGGAAGGTCTTTCAAGTTTTTTCGGTTAGGAATGGTGCATATGGATCTTGAAAACTATTTCAAGATTAATTTTGCCTTGATGCAGTACCATAAATATTCATTAACAGAGATTGAAAATATGATTCCTTGGGAAAGGGATATCTACATTGCATTACTACAGCAACATCTGGAAGATGAAAAATTAAAACAGCAGCAAAATGGCGGTTAAAGCACCATCAGGAATAGTAAAATGGTATAGTCACAATCTTGTAGGGCCTGGGACTCTTGCCACTCTTAAGACGATGTTGACTGGCAAGACACAACCTGGTAGTTCGCCAAAAACTTCATATGTTAAGTTATCTGATAAAGAAGCAGATGAACTAATTGAAAATATAAAAAAAGACCCAAAGGGATTTCCTAATTTTGATGAAGCTAATGCTCCAGATAAAGCAGAAGAATATCAAAGGTGGTTAGTTGCAACGTATCATACCAAAGTAAAAGAAAAGGCATTTGAAAAAACACAAGAGAAATCTCCAACACCTAAACCAACTTCATCTGCATTAGTTCCTGTAGGAACAAAAGGAACCGATCTTGTTGAAGAGCAAATTGATGAAAGGGTTTTGGCAATTCTTGGATTGCAGGATGCTTTCGACTTTACCTATGAAGAATATCTGACTCTTTTAAAAGAGAAGGCCGTTTCTGCTAGAATGACGCAGCAAGGAATGCCAACTGAAAGTGTTGAATTAATTACTGATGAACTGAAGAGAGTAAAAGGGAAGACAGGAAAGTTTAAGGTCAAAGCTAAGAAGGTCAATATTGGAAAGATTGTTAATCGAACAGGACAAGCAGCGAAACCTTCTGTTCAATTAGATCCAACGAAATTATTACCACCTGCTATTTCCGATTCTCAAGAAGAACCGCAAGAAGTTCAAAAAGATATTTTAGATTTTCTAAAAAATGATTTACTAGATGCACTAAAATCAATCAACTCTGTTGTTACAGATATTCTTGATGTACTAAAAGAGCAAAGAGCTATTGATAAAAAGAAAGCAGAACAAGATAGGAAAAATGCAGAAGTAGAAAAGAAGAAAAAGAGAGAAGCAAAATTAGAGGGTGATGCTGGAAAAGGAATGAGTTCTCTTGTTTCAACAATAGCAAAACCGTTTACTAATTTTTTTGATACAATCAAAAACTTCTTTATGAATATTTTGATAGGATCTGCTATTAACTTTTTACTAGCAGTCATCAAAGACCCAAGCATTATTCTTACTCCACTTAAGAATTTTGCAAATATGATTATTGGATTCTTGAATGGTATTATTAGTTTCTTATGGAATCTAGTTGTATCTCCAATTAACTTTGTTATCAATGGGATCAACATTGGTATTCTGGGACTGATTGATCAAATTAATAATGCAATACGATTAATACCTGGTGGAAAACCGATTGTTGCTCCACAATTACCAACAGTTCCTGGTCCTCCACAAATACCTACATTTCCCGTTCAGCAACAAGAAGGTGGTGGAGAAACAATTAAAATCGGTGATATTTCATTAATGAGTGGTGGAGGTGTTGATAATAAAACTGGTATGAAAGTATCTGGATTTGGAAAGGATACTCAACTAACTGCACTGTCTCCTGGTGAAGTTGTGTTCAGTAATCCTGCTGCTGACTTCTGGGGAAGGGATAATCTACTTGCAATGAATGCAGTGGGCGGTGGTAATAATAAACCAAAATTTGGTTCATTGGGATCAGTTCAGACAATGGCAACTGGTGGTATGGTTGGTGGTGAGCATGGGCCAATTAAATATCTGGAAAAAATTAATCAAAGTGTATCTTTTGGATCAATTGGTAATAATATTGGTAATACATTTTTTAATATGCTTCAGCGACAGCGAGGTGTTAATAATGCATCTTCCGACCCCGGCCACATTATTCCACAATCAAGTGGTGGAGGTGTTAATAATGCATCTCCATCTCCATCTCCACAATCCACAAAACTTAATGTAATTCCTTATAAAGGAGAAATGGTTATACATCGCGGTATTCTATATTATCAAAATTCCACAGGGTCACTACTTCCCCCTTCTGCTGCGCCTGATGATATTAGATTCCAAACTCCCACAGACATAACAAAGATTAATCTGCAACCGGGCAAACCACCAACAAACATTCAACCACCCACCACATCATCACAACCAAATGTTGTTGTTGCCCCAGTTCCTGTTGGTGGTGGATCACAAGCACCAACAAGTTCAGCAACACCAAGTCAACCAGAAGTTCCTGGATTCTCTGCAGAAGATCCTATGAACATGAGTACTTTAGTTGTTAAAGCAATATACAACATGGTAGGATAAAACTATGTTACCACTTATTGCAGGAATCGGAAGCAAACTTTTATCACCAGGTAAAACTGAGGATAAAAATCTTTCTGTGAGTAAGAAAAAAATTAAAACGGAAAAGTTTTTTGATAAGAAAGATAAAGGTGGTGCGTTAGTTAAGACAAGTGACAATCAACCTAAAATCAAACCATCTAGTGCATTAGTAAAATATCAACCACAAGAAACGTCAAAAGATAAAATCTCAGATTTATCTTCAGAGGATAAGAAAAAATCAACAGGCGATGAACTACAAAGTATTATTGATGAAGTTAAGAAACTTAAAAGCGGACTTGTAAAAGTTAGAGGACTTCTTGCAGAAAGAAAAACTTCTGATTTGCAATCTCTTGTAGAAAGTAGAAAAGCACTTCAGATAAAGAAGAAAAAAAGAAGAGAAGATGAACTTGAAAAGAAAAAACCAAAAGAAAAGAAAGATGGAATAAGTTTACCCAAACCAAAGTTTAGTTTCTTTGATTCTATTGTAAATTTCTTTACAAGTATATTAATTGGAAGTTTGCTTAACTTTTTGCTTGCGAATAAGAATGCTATCTTCAAAGCATTTGATGATATATTAAATGGATTTAATAATATTTTTAATGTGATGAGATATGCAATTGTCTCAATATCAACTACAATGCCAAAACTTATAAAATCTTTAGCAAGTTTTGGACAAAAAGTTTTTAAAGGTCCTGCAAAACTTACTGCAAATCTTTTAAAGAAACTTGGTGGAACTATTAAAAACCTATTAGTAAAAACTGGAAAAGCACTTGGAAGTTTTGTTTCTGGTACTTTTAAAAATTTAGCAGGTCTTGCTGGTGGAGCAGGAACTTCTGCTACAAGAGCCACTGGTGTTCAACAAAGAAGATTACCTGGTAAACCAGGAGCAAAACCAAAACTTAGACCTTTACCAAAACCAGGAACACCTAGACCGACATCTAGATTAACATTAAAAGGTGCTAAGAAGTTATTTAAACCAGGTGGATTAAAGCACTTCAAAAAGGTATCTGGAATATTTAAAAAAGTTCCTTTTATTGGTGCATTAATTGGTATTGGTATTGATTTAGCAATGGGTGAAAGATTGGATAATGCTATCGCCGGTGCTGCAGGAGCATCTCTTGGTTCGGCAATCGGTGGAGCAATAGGAACAGCAGCACTCCCAATACCTTTTGTTGGAACATTTCTTGGAGGAACAATAGGTGCCGCTGTTGGTGATTGGGCAGGAAAGGAGATTTATAAAAAACTGAGCGGACAAATAACTCAAATTAATCCATCACCCCAACTACCAGATCCACCACCCCGTCCAGGAACTCGTGGTTTGGGTGGACAAATTAATCAAGTTCAGGGACAAGTATCTGGGGGAAATGCTGATTTCTGGACTCTTGCTGCAATAGCAGCACTTGAGAATTCTGATCCGCAAGGGCAAGCAGATGTTGCACAAGCAATTTACAATAGGGCATCAGCTGGACTTTTTCCTGGAGGTCGCAGTATAAAAAATGTAATCATAGCACCATCTCAATATTCTCCAGTCAATGAAAGTGATCCATCAAAGTGGGCAGCAATTGTAGATGAAGCTACTGCAATCGCTGCAGTTGCTTCTCATAGTAGAGGTGGTGTTAATGCAGCAAGAATG